TTGGTGGAATCTGTGGCCGGACGAGGTGTGGCCGGCGCTGGGAACCGTCATCGTCTCGGTGGATACGGCGGTCGAGGAAGGTCCGAAGAACGACTGGAACGCGATGACGGCGTGGGGAGCGTTTGCTGGCGATTCCGGGGAGCCGTTGCTTCTCATGCTGGATGCGTGGCGGGTGCGGTGTCCGCTGGCCGAGTTGGTGGACAAGGTCGCGACGGTATGCAAGCGCCGGCAAGCGGACTACCTGCTGATCGAGCACAAGACGCGAGGGCGCGATCTCCACGACGAAATTGCCCGGCTGTATCAGAATGCGTCCTGGCAAACGGTGTTGGTGAAGGTCGAGGTCGGCAAGGTTTCCCGCATGAAGGCGGTTCAAGGCTTGTTTTCTGGCGATTACCGCAAGGACGTGGTAACGGGCGTTGAAAGCTGGGAAAACGGGATGATCTACGCGCCGGACAAAGATTGGGCCGCGGAAGTGATGGACGAAGTTTCCGCGTTCCCTTACGGTGGACACGACGATTATTGTTTTGTGGCAGGCACAATGATCGCGACCCGTGCAGGGCCGACGCCGATTGAGGCGCTGGCGCCGGGCGATGAAGTGTTGACGCCGGTCGGGTGGCGACGAGTTGTTGCGGCCGGCTTTACGGGACGTGCGGTGATTACCGCGCGGGTCGGCCTGCAAGGGACGGCGGGCCATCCCGTCTTTGAGCTTGATAAAGGGTATCAACCGCTGTATAAGGTCGCCGACCGAATGAAGGTGGGGCGCTCATCGCTATGCGGCTTGATCCAGACAATCCTCCTGACACCGTGGAGTTCGATGGCGTCACTTATCGACGGATGGGAGGACAGCGCCGATACTATCTCTCGCAGTCAACGACGAATGCTGGCCGCGTTGGTGCTAAGGGCCTCCATGTCGCCATCTGGGAACACGCTACCGGATCAAGGGTTCCGGATGGTCATGAAATCAACCATCGGAATGGCGACACTTTCGATTGCGATCCTGAGAATTTGGAGTGCCTACCGAAAAGCCTGCATCGTCGCCTACCTAAGAGGGGTGCCCGCAGCGATGAGATGCTGGCTCACCTCGCATCCATTCGGCCGCAAGCGGCGGAGTGGCATAAATCCGACGATGGGCGGGCTTGGCATCGACAACACGCAGCCGCGTCATTGGCGAAAAGTCGCGAGCCGAGGGATTACGTTTGCCAGAACTGCGGCGCGCCTTTTGTCGCCAAAAACCAACGCGCTACATTCTGTTCAAACCCCTGTATGCAGCAGTCTCACTGGCGTCAGAAACACCCTCCGATTGGAGATATCCCCTGCCACCACTGCGGCGCGATGTTCACCGCTTCTAGTCCTCGATCCAAATACTGTGGCAAGCCCTGTAAGGATCGCGCCTCTGAAGCAAGGCGGGGGCGGCGCGTCCGATAGGGAGGCGGTATTCAACTTGTCAGTGGAATGGCCGCACTGTTACTATGCAAACGGTGTGCTGGTGCATAACTGCGACACTGTAAGCATGGCGCTAGGTTGGGTTCGGAAGAACGGTGTTGTACTGCGGAAGTCTGAGTTTGAGGAGGCTGAGTTGGAGCGGAACAGGTATCGCAAGCCGGTGGGTGTGCCGTATGCGATTGGGCGGAGGGCGTGATGGCCGTCGTCCCTCTCCGCGCCAATCGCCCGACCGTCGAGATTGAGAGCGACCCGCATCCGACAGCGGACGCGACGGTCATCATCGGCGAAAGCGGGGAGGTGCAGATTGAGTATGGGACATCGACACCTCAAAAGCCTGAACCGGAACCCGACGACGATTTTGATCGTAATCTCGCGCTAGATGTGGATGACAGCACGCTTGCTTCGTTGGCGTCGTATCTGATGGAAGGGATCGAGGCAGATATTGAGGCGCGGGCGGAGTGGGAGGACACGGCGAACATCGCGGCGAAGTATCTTGGCATCGAGTTGAAGGATCCGGCATCGTCGGTGGCGGCGGATGGGACTGTCTGTCAAGCCGTGGCGTCGTGCATGCTGGAAGCTGCGATCAAGACGTGGGCAACGGCGGTTGCTGAGTTGCTGCCGTCGGACGGGCCTGTGAAGGTCAAACGCGAGGCTCCCCCGGCGGCGAATGAAATACCGGGCGGTGGGATTGCTCCTGTTCCTCCTCCGGTTCCTGGTGCGGATGGTATTGACGCGAAAGGCGATAACCTCGCCGACGCATTGGAAACCGACATGAACTGGTATCTGACCAAGGGCGATCCGGGCTACTATGCGGATTTCCGACAGATGCTCATGTCGCGGAACATCATCGGGATGGCGTTTCGCGAGGTATTCCGGTGTCCATTGGAGCGCAAGCCGATCAGTCGATGGGTGATGGCGCAGGATTTGATCGTCGAGGGCAACCCGGCGCATATCAACGGGTTCTCGGTGGGCCGAGTGACGAAGCGGGCGAAGGTGCGCCAGTCGGTCATGCGGCGGATGATGAAGATGGGTCACTATCGGGATGTGGTCCTTGTTCAACCCGCCGGAGAGACAAGCAAGACAGAAATCACGATTGGCGAGACGCAGGGCATTTCGATGACGCCCGCTCTGCCACGGGACTTCGAGCACACGGTCTACGAATGCTGCTGTGAGTTGGGGGATGTACACAACCTGCTTGGGTCGCTGGATATCCTAGACCGCGATGAGACTGGCAAGGTGCCAGGGTATCCTTTGCCGTACCGGGTGACAATGGACTACGATAGCAAGACGGTCCTGTCGATCCGGCGGAACTGGAAACGGGGCGATGCTGACCACCGGCGCCGGTCGCGGTTCGTAAAGTATGGGTATATTCCGTCGTTTGGGTTTTACGATTGGGGGTTGATCCACATCGTGGGGAATCCGACGCAGGCAGCGACGATGATCCAACGGTCAATGGTGGACACGTCGCTGTTCGCCAATTTCCCGGCATGGATGCGGGCGCAAGGTCCGGGGTCGCGGATGGAAACGACGGTGTTTCGTCCGAATCCGGGTGAAGTGCTGACGATCCCTGTTGCGGCGGGTGGGAAGTTAAGCGATTCGGTCATGCCGTGGCCTTACAAGGAACCATCTGCCCAAGCGATGGCCATGGGGTCGAAGCTTGAGAACGATGTGTCCAAGCTGGCGGGGTTGGTCGATCTGCCTGTGGGTGAGGGCCGGATCGGGAATACGCCGGTCGGGACAATTATGAGCTACATCGAGGCGGTGTCGATGGTGCCGGGTGCGGTGCATAAGGCAGACCATGCGGCACAGGCCGAGGAATTCGAGTTGCTGAGGGAGTTGATTGCCGAGGAGCCGGAGGTTCTGACGCGCGGCAACCGTTCTCCGGCAAGACTGTGGCAGGCGGCGCAAGAAGTAACCGACCCCGATCTTGCTCCTGCTGCTGATCCGAACACCCCTTCTCAAATCCATCGACTGACGAAGGTTCAAGGTCTGGTGACGCTGGGCGGGTTGCAGCAGTTCGCCTTGGGCGACAAGGACGGCCCGATTGTGAACCAGCGGGCGATCTATCGTCGTGCGGCCGAGGTGCTGACGGGTTCGGATGCCGACGAGTTCACGTTGCCGCCGCAGCAACCGCAAGCCGCTCCTCCGCCGCCGCCTGATCCTCGGGTGGTGGCTGCGCAAATCAAGGCGCAAGCGGATCAACAGAAAGGGCAGTCCCAGCTTCAATTGCAGGACGCCAAGCATCAGGATCACATGGCGGAAATTGCCATCGAGTCGCAGGAGAAGTCGGCGGATCGGCAGTCCGAGGAAACCAAGGCTGCGTTGCAACTGGCTGCCGGGCATGCCGGGGCGCAGCACGACGCTGCACACGAAGCAAACCAAAGCGCTGCGGATCGCGCGCACGAAGTTGGGTTGGAGGCGATGAAGCAAGCCGCGCCGCCACCCCTGAGCGGACCGCTTACAGGAGGTGAGAATGGCTAACGGGTATGAAGATAACTGCGGGACGTGCAAATGTTTCCGCCGGGCAAAGGTTGGGCAGGCCATGGGGGTTTGCCGTGGCGGGCCTCCGACTGTCATGCTGCTTGGGATGGCGCCTTCGCAACTACAAGGTATGCCGCCTATCCCGGTGACGAACACGTTCTGGCCGGAAGTCCCGGATCATGAATGGTGTCTGTCGCATACGCGACGACTGCCGCTGGAATTGTCGAAGATCGATCTTTCGGCGCTGGACGCGGCGGAGATGTCGGAATGAAGGTTCTTGTTTGCACAGTGGCAATTGTGCCACAATGGCGAAAGCGGCCGAACTGAAGGGTTTGTTCCATGGTTGAGCACACTTCCGCCCGTGAGCGCGGGAACCGTATGTTACACGAGTCCGGATACAAGACCGGCGGCGAAGTCACCATGCCGAAGGTCAAGCGTGTGGTGAAGCGCGCTGTGAAGGAACATGAGACGCAGGAGCATGAAGGGAAACATGCCAAACTGAGGCTCAAGAGCGGCGGTCGCGTAAAGGGTGAACATGTCAAGGATCGACCTGATCGGCAGCGACGTGCGGATGGGGGTGGAATTGTCGAGGGTCGGTCGCGCGAGCGGGACGATCACGAGACGAACGAACCGAAGGCCCGTGGCGGCAAGGTCGGCAAGCACGCTGGCAAAGTCGTGGTGAACGTGGTTGGCGGTCAGGGTGGCAACCCCATGGAAGCCCAGATGGCGCACCAACAGGGGTTGAAAGACGGTATTCAGATTGCAGCGCAGCATGGCGCGATGCCGGGTGGTCCGGCTCCCATGCCGCATCCGATGGCTGCTCCTCCGCCTCCTGGTGCTGGTGGTCCTCCGGGGATGGGCGCCCCTCCGATGCCTCCCCGTCCTCCGATGCCCGGTGGCCCCGGTATGCCGCCTCCCGGCGGGATGATGGCCCGAGGTGGGGCAATGCACCATCGCGATGAACGTGGCCGGTTTTCGGGCGGGGCGGTGTGATGCTGGTTCTCCCTGAATACGTGCTCAAGGAACTGATGACCCACATTGTCGGGACGACGCATACGCTGACCGACACGGCGGGAAACCCGCAAGTCATCAATACAATTGCCGAACCGCAGTTGCGAATGGCGGCGTTGGTCGCGGTTGAAATCGCGGTTGGTCAGACGATCTGGCCGGGCGACCGGCGTATCACCATCCAGCGTCCGAAGCGGACGGTTGGTATTTTCGAGGAGGTTGACGGTTGATTAGGATCATCATCGACGGCGATGCACAAGGCGGGTGGATGGTTGAAATCCACGACGGCACGAACTGCACGACGTATTCGCCCGAAGCCCCGGATGCCATGGGCGCGCTCCATATGGTGTTGGAATCGGCGGGCATGGTTACGCCGGATGCCATGGGCGCGCTCCATATGGTGTTGGAATCGGCGGGCATGGTTACGGCAGACCCTATCCCTCCTCCGGCCACTGACCCGCCGGCCGCTTAATGTCAGCCCACGCGCTAAAGCACCTGACGCAGGAGAAGGTGGGAAAACTTGCAAACGAATATGCGGGGTATTTGGTTGAAAGAAGTCAGGACGGTCTGGATCAGATGCGGTTCAACCAAGGATTTATTCAAGGTCTTCGCGCCGCGTTAGAGCAGCAAGAAGACGCCTACAAGGAACTTGGAGGTTAAGACATGGCGGACGTTGCGAGTGGCCTGCACGGTTGGGGCCACGATGATTACGAAGTCGCGAAGCGGCACATCTTCGATCAGCTTGGCAGCTTCGATGGGCTGGAAGTGTTCGGTAAGCAAGTTCTCGTGGCGGTGTACGTCCGCCCGGCGATGAACCCTCGGACGGGTCTGACTTTCACCGAAAAGCGGCAAATGGAAGACTGGGTGCAAGGCAAGGTGGTGATGGTCGTCATGCACGGGCCGGACGCATTCAGCGGGGACGAAGATTTCGTCAACGGCATGTGGGGACCGAACGGCCCCCCAAAAGTTGGGCAATGGCTGTTCGTCAACCCCGCTCAAGGTCAGCAGTTCTCTTTCCAGGGCGATGGTTCAATCCGGGTGAAGTATCTGGATCGGCACGATGAAAGCCACGACCTTTACCCCGGCGATGGTTGGCCGGTGCGTATCTTGCAGGACGACGCTTTTCTTGGCCGGTTGATTCGTCCGACTAGTGTCGTGTGATGCCGCACCATAATCCGCATGTCGAGCATTTGCATCGGCTGGTATTCCAAGATGGCGATCTGAGGACGGCGGTTGCCGGCGATCCCGTCCTGATGGAAGCGGCGCAAGGTGAACGGGAGCGGTTGTCGGCGATCATCGCAGGCGACCGCACATGCCACATTTCCAAGAAAATCCACGCGGCGCTGACGGAAGCGTTGCAGACCCCGGAGGCGTCATGAGCGAGTCCCTTACCATTGACCAAGATGTCGGCGGTTCCCTGAACCGTGTTTCCCGGCGTGACCGTCCCCCGCGCGCGGCGCCGGAAGCGCCTCCCGTCACCATCGAAGACGCCGGATATTCGATTTCGCCGGAAGATGCGCTGGAACAGGCTACCAACCAATTGGCGGAAAAGGATCGGCAGGTTGCGGCGGAACGGAGGTTGGCACGGGAAGCGCAAGATCGTGCCGACGCTGCGCAACGCGCCGCCAATCAAATGGCAACAGCGCGGACGCAGGACCAACAAACGGTCGTGGCTCAAGCGCTGGAAGCCGCCAAGGAATCGCAGCAGTCTTCTCGGTTGGCGCTTCGGGCAGCACGAGAGGCTGGTGACATCGACGCGGAAATGAGCGCGACGGAAGCGCTGTCGGCCGCGAGTTTCCGTGCCGCACAGGCGGAAGCGGAGTTGGCGAGGATCAAGGCATCCCCGGCGCCGGTGCCGCCGGTGCAGACCGGCACGACGGATGGACCGACACCTGCGGCGCAACGCTGGATGGACGAACATCCGAGGTATCACACAGATGCGGTTTATGCCGGCGCGGCAATCGGCGCGCACAACGATGCGATCCGACGTGGTATGGCGGCGGGCAGCGAAGCCTATATCGACCATATCGAACGCACGATGACGAGCATTTACGGAGAAGGCCACGGCGTGGCCGAAACCGGGGCGCCGCCAGTGCGCCCTGCCAATGGAGGAAATCGAGATATGACGCCTCCCGCAAGCCGTGGTAACGGGGCCGTGCCGCCTTCCCGCTCTGGTGGGGGCAGTAACGGCGGTTGGCAGACGATTAAGAGCGATCTCGGCGAACTGCTGGTGCAGAAGCGGTCGGACGGCACGATGGGGGTGCGCTTCGGCAATTCCACGTCGGAAGCGAACTTCAAAGAAGGTGCGGAAACTTGCCGCATGTCGCTGGCCGATTATGTCAAAGAACAGGTGGACATCCACGACGAAATCGCTGCCGGTGGGAATGCTGGCCTTGTGTATGGTGACGGAAGGAGCTTCAGGCCGTGAGCGACGTTATTTTCGAAGGCGAAGGCGAGACGTTCCGCCCGTCAGAAGTGCCAGTCATGACCCGACCCACTCGCGGGCCAGACAAAGCGCCACGCAAGGTCAAGCGCGGTGCCGTTGTCCGTCGCGCGGCTCCGCGCCAGTCCGAAGATCGTCAGGCCCATGACACTGCTCGCGCAGGTGTGGGGCAGGACCCCGGCCCGATTGGTAAAGCGGAACCGGCACGGGAAGCGGTGACATTCGAGGAACCCATTCGCCGTGTCAGTCGTGGCGATCGGCAGGACAAGTCGTTCGACATTCCTTCTCATCGCAAGCGGCAAGGCTGGGATTACGAGTTCAAGACCATCCGGGTTCTTGGCCAGCCGGTGGATGCTGCCGATTTGTTGGATGTCCGACAGGGCGGCTGGCGGCCGGAAATAGCGAAGGATTGGCCCGAACTGGTGGATGTTGGTGTGTCCCCGGATTCGCCGGTCGAACGATACGGCCAGCGGCTTTACGGGCGCCCGATGAACCTGACAATCGAAGCGCGGCGCGAAGATTTGCAATACGCACAGGAACAACAACGGGATCGCACGCTGGCAGCGGCATCGGGACGTTCGGCTGTTCGTGGCGAGGAAGGTATCCCCACGCATCGCGGCACGCGGGCTGTGCCTGTCGAAATGCAGATCGAAGGTTTGATGGGGTAACACTGGACGCAACTTTCTCTTGTCAAGTGAGGAAGTTGCGGTTAGTGTCCTTCGCGTCACCCGGCCGGATCGGTTTATGGGTTCATCCTTGGGAACAAAGCGGGTCGGATCGACCGGCGGGAGTTCCGTTCTAGGAAACCTTGACCGATGGCGACGAATGTCCTCGCCCCGAATGGGTTGCTGTGGAGCCGCAATAAGATCGGCGCCGCCCCGACCGTTCAAACGAACGTCTATTACATCAAGAAGGGCTACGCCACGACCATTGGTGTCGGCGATCTGGTGAAAACCGGAACCGGCGGCAACCAAGGTTACGTCGTTCTTTCCGCCTTCAACGACACCGCCGGACTCGGTGTGTTCATGGGGGTTGCTCCCTATTACGATGCCACGCTGCAAGCCATCGCGCACGGCCTCAACGGGTCTTACCAAAGCACGTCGAACCCGAGTGCGGACATCGCTTGCTATGTCTGCTCCGATCCTTTCGCGGTGTTCCGTGCGCAGGTCAGCGGTGGCCCTTGGGTTGCTCAAACACCTCGCGGGAACAACATCAACTGGTTGACCGGAACCAACGGCGTGCCGAATGCTGCTGGCATTTCGACGCTGGCGCTGGATTACACCACCCTCGCGACAACCAATACACTGCCCTTCCGGGTGGAACAATTGGCCGGCGTTTCCGGTGGTCCGCAGGACCCGGCGAACACCAATCCCTTCATTGAAGTCAGCTTCAATCCGAACTGGATCGAAATGCTGGCTGGCACGGGAATCTGATCGATGGCGATTTCCACATCCCAAATCCCCGCGCTGCTTCTGCCGGGCGTCCGCAAGATCAAGGGTCTCTATCGCGAGATGGATGTCCAGTGGCGCAAGATTTACGCCATTGGGCCGTCGAACATGGAATCGGAACGCACCGTCCATGTCCGGTATCTGCCCTTGCCTCAATTGAAACTCGCCGGCCAGCCGACGCAGTTCGACAACCTCGCCGGTCAGCGGTTCACATGGAACCATCTGCACGTCGTGTTTTCGCTGGGGTACGCCTTCACCGAAGAAGCGTTGGACGACAATCTTTACAAATCGGCTTTCGACGCGGCAAACCTTGGTTTGGCACGATCCTTCCGCCAGATGAAGGAAATCAATGCCGCGGCGCCGCTGAATACCGGCAACGTGCTGAACGCGACCATCGGCGGCGATAACCTGCCGCTGTTTGCGACGAACCATCCGGTTGACGGCACGACGGTTGCCAACACGCCGACCATTCAGGTCGGTCTGAACGAGAACACTTTGGCCGGCGCAAACAACATGATCCGCCGGTTTCGTGACGAAGCGGGCTTGCTCTATGGGTCGCAAGGCAAGAAGTTGGTGGTTCCGGTGGAACTTCGCCACGTCGCCAAGCGCCTGATGGAAACGGAAATCCGGCCGGGCACGACCAACAACGATACGTGGTCGGTCAAGGAAAGCGACGATCTGCGCGATGGCTACGTGGTCATGGACTTCCTGACCTCGCCCTATGCGTGGTTCGTTCTGTCCGATGCCGGCGGCCTGATCTGCATGGATCGCAAGCCGTTCCGCACGGAAATCCAGACGGACTTCGCCACCAACAACCTGATGGTCAAAGGGACCGAGCGTTACTACATCGGGTGGGATGATTGGCGCCTTGGGGCAGGGTTTTACCCCACCAACTAAGGGAAACCACCTATGGCAAATTCTTCCTACGATGGTCCCCTGACGGTATCGGGCAATCTTTCCGGCATTCCTCAGTCCTTGGGGATCGGGATGACGATTGCGGAGCCGAACCTCGACGCCGGGCCGTCCAAATTCTATCAGGGAACGGCGCTCCTTGATCCTCGGATGATCTGGCCGAGGGACAAGGTGACAGGCTACACCGGGGTAGAGCAGGCGCACATTCTCTCTGCTGAATTGTATTCGGCCGATGTGATTCCTGCGGCGACGGCTGCGAACAACATCGCCGCAGCCCAGAATGCTACC